AGTCTCCGATTTAATCACACCCCCCGAGAGAACCACATTGGCCGAATGAATCATCTGGAATGAGAGAACCAGGTGCAGCGAATGAATCAAGAACAGCGAGAGAACCATATACGTGGAATGAATCAATCACCGAGAGAGAGCCAGGACGCCCGAATGAATCATTATCAACGAGATAACCATATTTCAAGAATGAATCATCTGGAATGAGAGAACCAAGTGCAAGGAATGAATCAGACGGAGAGAGAGAACCATAATTGGCGAATGAATCAGACGGCAAGAGAGAACCACTCGAACAGAATGTCAAGCAACATCAACCAAGGAGCAACAAATGGCACGTAAAATTTACGACGCAGCCGTATCGACAGGCGAATACACGGCAGCGGACGGCAGCACCAAGAAACGTTGGCTCAACGTCGGAGCCGTCTTCGAGCACGAAGGCGGTGGCATGTCGATGAAACTGGAGACCGTCCCGGTTGGACCGGACTGGTCGGGGTGGATCAGTTTCTTCGAGCCGAAGGAACGCGCCGCATCGCCAGCGCAGCCGACACCGCACCAAGTTGCGAAGGCGAATGCTTACGTAGGCGATGGGGATCCGTTCTAGATGGAAGACACCCCATCCTCGACGCAAGTAGCGCAAGCCGAGATCGTGCGCCTCAATAACCAGGATTGCGATAGGTTGCGGTTGATCCGCGACCTTGCCAGAGAGATCGAGAACATTTGCGGAGAATTCTGCAAGGACCCGACGAGGATCGTTGCTTACAAGTCGGCGATGAAGGCGCTGGGGAAATGAACCCCAAGAAACCCTCCCTGCAAGACACGATGGAGCAGAACGCAAATGCCATGCGTGGCCTTTGCGCAATGAACGGCAAGCCAATGCCCAAGGAACTCGAAGCGCCTGCCAGAGAGGCTAAAAAGCCGCGTGCTGCGCCAACGAAGTCCGACATCCTCACTGAGCACGAAGAGCAAAAGAACTTCGTGAAATGGTTTCACCTGCAATATCCGAGGGTACTGATATTCGCGGTCCCAAATGCCGCTGTACGGTCCCCGGAATTGGCGGCGTACCTTAAGGCGGAAGGCATGGTGAAAGGGACTCCGGACCTGATTGTTCCAGTGTGGCGGCTGGCAATCGAAATGAAGCGCGTAAAAGGCAGCGTAATCTCCGATGAACAACACTGGATGGAATACTACTTCAAGCGCATCGGGTGGTATCACTTTTTCGCATTCGGCGCAGAAGATGCGAAACTGAAAATGCTGAGCATTCCGAAATGAGGGTTCTTGTTGCCTGCGAATATTCTGGCATTGTGCGCGATTCTTTCATTGCTCGTGGTCACGACGCGATGTCATGTGATCTACTTCCTACTGAAAGGCCCGGTCCGCATTATCAAGGGGACGTGCTTGAAATCCTTGAAGATGGATGGGACTTGATGATTGCTCATCCTCCATGCACATACCTTTGTAGTTCCGGCCTGCATTGGAATAAACGAGTTCCAGGGCGTGAAAAATTGACTAATGACGCAATGCTGTTCGTATTCAATCTGATGGGAGAAGGATTTATTCCTCATGGAATTTCCAAGATTGCATTGGAAAATCCAGTAGGAAGGATAGGAACTGCTTATCGAAAAGCCGATCAGATTATTCAACCATACCAGTTTGGCCACGATGCCAGCAAACAGACATGCCTTTGGCTGAAAGGATTGCCCACGTTGAGGCCAACGAAATTTGTGGAGCCGCGCATGGTCTGTTGCGGTTACGTGATTGAGAACGGCGACAAGTATGGATGCCAGAATTGCAACGGCGAAAAAGTAGCGCGGCCAAGGTGGGGGAATCAGTGCGACAGCGGGCAGAACAAGTTAGGCCCATCGGATGACAGGTGGAAGTTACGCGCAGAAACTTACCAAGGCATTGCTGACGCTATGGCGCAGCAGTGGGGATAGATCAAATGAACAACCATGCGGGGCTTCATTCAGCGGAAATCGGGACACGTGGACGCGTGCAGTCCAGATACCGTGCAGCGCGCTTCCCGCATGGTGTTGCTTGGGGCGCGTTGCTCCTCCATAACCGCGACGCCGGGCGCGGAACGCGTACACCCTGGCACCCTTAACTGACTTGGAGAACGAAATGGATGACGACATGATTGAAGACGTTGCCGCCGAGCTTGGCTTCATCGCGGCCGTATTGCTGTCTTTCGCGGCCTTCTGTGCAATCGTATGGTGGTTGCTGTGAGGATTTTCTACCGATTCTTACTGGCCTGGACGCGATTGGACATCATGATTGCGCGCAGGTCTCCGCTACTGAATATGGCTTACATCCAACAATTGCGGCAGGATGAAGACCGGTGGGACAAGGCCCTGGTGCAGTTGGAAATCAACAGGAGAACGAAATGAAAATCGAACTTGGCAAAAGTTACACCAGTAACGGCGAGCCCGCCACCATCCGGTATATCGACGGGAAGAGTCCAGACTTTCCAGTCCTGGCTGAATTACCTGACGGTACAATTCGTCATTTTACCGCTGAGGGAAAGCACAACATTACAATGCCTAGCAAGTTTGACTTAGTCGAAGTCAGCCCCTACGCGGACTGGGAAATCGACCAGAAAGTTATGGTTTCTGATGATGGCGTCTTGTGGAGGAAAAGGTACTTTGCCGGAGTGAACTCCGAGGGAAAGCCTATTGTTTTTTATGACGGAGCCACAAGTTGGAGTACCAGCGAAAAATTGCTGTGGCCCCTCATCAGACTCCCGACAGCAGAAGAACTTGGAGAATGAAAACAATCAAACTCGCTCGCGGCGAGCGCATCGTCGCCGTTGTCCCTGAGCATTGCTCAGGCCCTGGTTGGCGGAACTCGGTCGTATGGGTTTATGTTATGTGCCCAGATACCACCGTCTTCCAGATTTGTTTGCAGCACAGCGAGCTTCCCAGCAATATGCTCGCGCTATTCGATGTCGGCGCTGTGGTTTGTGCTGAATTGAAGCGCGCGGTTCCCTGCGTTGTTGATGATCAAGAAGGAGAATGACATGAAACCTGTAGCAGAATTTAGGAAGTCAAAGCATGGAGATTACCCAGCGCTTGAATGGGAATCGGATTACTCAGCACAAATTGGAGATGCCCTATTCACCGCCGATCAATTGCACGCCAGCGTTGAAAAAGCCTTCGCCGAAGGTTACGCGGCCGCGATTCGTGCTGGCGCACCAGGTAACACAACTGTCAGGAGTAATCCATGATCCAGCCAAAACTCTGCGCAGTCTGCGGGGAGCATGAAGACGCCCATCACAAATTCTTGCCAGTAATGCCAAACGGCTGCGTATGCGATCCAGCCGACTGGGGAGACTACGTTAGTGATGTTTGCGATACCTATACCGAGGGTGGCTTATTCTCCGATATGTGCGCTATTTGTGACCACGGAAAGATGTGCCACGATGGAGTCGAGAAGCGATGAAAACCTGTCTATGGACCGAAGACCCGGACGGCTATTGGGCCACCCAGTGCGGCAATGCGTTCTGCTTGGAGGATGGTACGCCAGAGGATAACCGCATGGAGTTTTGCCCGTATTGCGGGGGAATGTGCGGACTAGCGAAGACACAAAAAGAAAGGATGAAAATGGATAGCAGACAGGCAGAGCGCGAAGCGCTTGGCGACAAAATTGAGTATCTGCTGCGCCACTATAGGCTGGCGTACACGGTAGACGACGAAGGGGAGGGCTATCCTCTCGTTGATGCGGTGACTCCGCCCGACCAAGGCACGATAACAATGGGCATTGAGGAACTTCATAATTTAGCCGACGACATCGTATGGTTGCTGATCCCGGCTGAGGCGCAGAGCCCTAAATAGGGGTCCTATCTTCCAATCCACTCCGGCGCCGAAGGCGTCCGAGTTGAAGGCACAGTTATGCAACAGGAGGAAGAACATGAGCATGGACTACATACGCAAGACCTACGGCGTGCCAGCAAAGCGCGGAGGCCGAGTGATTTACACCGACAGCGACGGTGTGAAGTTTAACTGCACGATAAAGTCAACAACCAACAGCGGCCATCTGAAGGTGCTAGTAGATGACCGGATTCATGGATATCGCGGTCGAATGAAGCTGCACCCTACATGGAATGTTGAGTACCTGCCGCCGAAGCTGCCATGATTAACGGAGATGTGGTGGAGATGTTGCAAGCGCTTGAAGAACTTAAGCAGATTGAGGCATAACGCGAAGCAATTGCGCCCTACCCTCGCGCAACTGCGACGGAAACGGCGCGACGCGGCCGGACTATCATCGTCAGCGCCGACTTTTGAAAATGGAAAGGACTAAAATGACACCACAAGAACGAGCAGTGCTGATTGACCAACTGGACAGGTCTTTCACGATGCTGCCTGGCTGGGCAAAAGCCGCCACGAAACACGCGATGGGCGCGCCAGAGATAAACCCATCGACCGGCAAGCCCTTCGCGTCGTTCCGCGAAGTGATCGAGGTTGCCGCCGACCACTCGCTGGAAATCCTGCGCGACGACTTCGCAGGCAACGAAGATTTGCTCCCGGTGGTGGCTACGCAATGAAGACCCCCAACTCTAAATAGCCCTCCGATTTGATGCCAAACTTCCCATCAAGCAGCCGAAACACCCATCGAATCAACGGAATTTTTACTAAACGCACAGAAAGCCCATCATGATCGCGCAGACCGCCATCCTCCTCCTCTTTGCCATCGCCATCTGGCTGCTCTCCAACAAGCCGCCGAGCGCATGGGGCTGGGTCGCCGGGCTTGCTTCGCAACCGTTCTGGCTGTGGGAAACGGCGCACGCCGATCTTGCGGCTAGCTTGGAGCGCCGCGATTTTGCTTGGAAACGGCGCGTCCTGCCTAAGTCTCAAGCTGAGAATGTGGAACCGGATTAGGGTCATTTTCCGCACGTCTCCCGCGCGATCGCGTAGGCATCGATCAGGGCGTTGCTTTGCCTGATGGCTGCGTCACCGTCGGCTGCGATGGCGACAAGATCATCAGCAGTCGCTGGGTCAAGTTCGGCTCGTGCTTCTGAGCCAACTCCGGCGGTAGGGGTGGCACCCGGGCAGCCTGGTACGCTGGCGACGCGGACTGACAGCCGGCGAGTACCGTCGCGCACGCTAGCGCGCAGGCGAGTGATTTCAGCTTGTGCATCGGTTACCACCTTTCTGTTGTCGGTTACCACCTTCGCCAGTCTTTCGGCGGCATCGCGCTCGGCCTCCCGAGCCCGCTGGTTGGCTTCTGCGATGGCCGCCACTGTCTCGGCCTTGTGCTTGGCATAGCCGGCGTTGTAGGCCCACAAATAGGCCGTGGTGGCCGCAGTCGCCACAACCAAGCCGATCACGATCCAGCGTCCAATCGGACCAGCGAAGAAGGCGATCAGAGCGCTCACAACCCCGCCCACAAGAGGATGATCGGCACGATCGCCAAGGTCAGCAGCATCGATTCCGCGCTGGTCATACGCCCTCCCTACTTGGCCACGTTGGGATACGGGTATTCAACCCGCCGTTGATATGGTGGTGCTCCCAGATGCGATACCAGAGCGCCTGCATGCCCTTGCGCGCCTCGTCGATTGCCGCCAAGGCGCGAAGCGGATCAGCGTTGGCAACGTCCAGGCACCTGTCGATGTCCGCTACGATGTCGTCTCGCTTGGCTTTCAATAAAGCGAGTTCGGATTCAGTCATGGCAGCACCTTGCACGCCCTCTGGTAGAAATCCAAGCGCTCGCTGTAGCCGTTCGCATCGCCGACCATCTTGGTCTTGTGGCCTCGATTGATCATGTCGCAAACCCCGTCGAAGTCTCCGGCATCCGCCCACTTCCACAATGCGTTGCGCTTCCAAAACCACCCCGCGGACCTGGCCGCGTCCCTCGGTTGTTCGAGCAACTCGGGGTGGTGCAACAGCAGATTCGGATCGCTGTAAAGATCATCCGACAACGCCCGATAGTTATCGTATCCGGTGATTTGGATCAGGCCGCGTCCTTTCCACCACCTGCCCGGAGTGCTGCCATTCCATTTGGCAATCAACGTGGCATCAGGCTCGGTGTTGCCCAAGTCCGCCCTGTTATCGTAGGCGCTGCCGCTGGCGATCTCCGCGGTGTAGTGCAGTGAGCCGGACTCATGCGCGATGTTGGCGAGAAACATGCGCACGCGGGGCGGGGTGTTGATCTCGAACTCGTCCATCGCGTTGTTCAGCGGCTCAAGGAAGATCATCGCTCGGTTGCCGGCGAAGGGCATGATCTGCCGAAGCTGGTCGAGGGTGATCATTGGTCCTCCACCGGCACACGCTTATTCCACGCGGCCATCAGTTCGTCCGCAGTCGCTCCGCCTATCTCCATCGCCGCAGGGCAGCGTTGGCACTTGAGCCACCAGTGCGGGCGGTACCGATCTTCGGCGTACCCGATCAGGTGCGGGCCATCGATCTCCTTGCTGCCGCAGTGCGGGCAGGGTTTCACGGCTTGGATTCCTTCGGCGTGCGCAGTGAAATGATCTTCTTCAATAGGTCAGGTGCCAAGAACGCCGAGCAGAACACCAGCAGCACCATCCAGTCCCGGAGCACCGAATCGGTATGCTTTACGAAGACGTACAGCATGGCGATCTTGAAAACGATGGCCAGAATCTCGGCCTCGGATATATGCCCGTCCTTGTCGCGGCCGATGTCGTTAAGGTCCCGGCGCAGCCGTGAGTGCGTGCGGCGTTCGACTAGCTCTTCCTGCACAGCACCACCTCGAACGCGATAGGCGGATACTCGTAGTAGCCATGGCGCATCGGGTTGAGCGCGTAACTCGTGCCGACGATGTACAGATAGCGCCCCGGACGGGCGAATGCCGGTATCTCGGTATGCACGATCCGCTGCGAAATGCCATTCGGCCAATGGATCGGCGGTACCTCCTTGCGCATGATGATGTCGCCGCTATTGCGATCCAGCATCGATACCCAAACCTGCACGGCGTCCGCCGGCTTGACCCGCTTGACGGTCCATACAATGCGCATCGATTCGCCGGGGCAGAACTGTCGCGTCTGCCGGCCCTGTTCGTCGGTTACGATCACGCCGACGACTTCGATATATTGGGTCACTGGCTCGAACATCCAGACCATGATCGCCGCAAACAGGGCAATCGCCAGTCCGCTGCTGATGGTGATCAGTCCATCAATGAACCATGAGCGCACGGAATATGCGCGCATCACCCGCGAATTCCGAGCACCGTCGTGATTTTTTCGACGATCTCGGGTGCCTTGCGGGCGATCAGGGCGGTCAGCCATCGTAGGAATCTTTTCACTCATTTTTCCCCTCTTCGCTTAACGGGCAGGTGGGGCAAAATTCCTTGTCGCCTTCACGCCGCTGCTGCAATCTGGACCGCACCAATTCGAGGTGCGCTCGCTTGAAGTAGATGGTGATCGCCACATTGAGCACCAGCGCGCATACCGCCACCGTCGCGCCAATCAGGGCGGCGATGTCGTTGGCCGACAAGCCGAAGATGATCGCCGCCCCGCTACCGGCCACTGTGGTAATGGCGCTCACCTTCTGGATCGCTGGCATCGTTACGGCGTCGTGCAGTTCCATTTACCGCTCCATGCATGCTTACCAAGCCGTGCCCATTGCGAGCACGGCGAAGCAGTTGTTACCCTGGGAGTAGTTCAGTTTCATGATGTTTCTCCTTGAGTGAAAAACCTAAGCACAAATCCAAGCCGCTCCGTTGTAAAAAACAGGGACAGTCACAGCCCCGCCACCGACAACAACAGCACCGTAGGCAGGAGCGAGAGCATTGGTAACGTATGCGCGATCGCCGACAGTTCCAGCAGGTAGGGTTGCTACGGTATAGCCAGCCGTAGTCGCTGTGAGATTACGCCACAGCAGATATAGCCATCTATCTATAGAGTTTCCGGTAGGTGGCGGCGGAGCTAGTGGGACTTGGGTCATTGCATCAGGTCTTTCAGCGACTTTGTTTTGACAATTCCACGCTGAGTCTCGCCACCGGATTGATAAAGTTTTTGCGTCAAATCTCGCAACTGTGCTTCATTCTTGAAGCCGAGTTCCTTCCATCCTGCCATGAAGCGATTCTCTGTGCCACGTAATTTGGCCTCAAGTTGTGCTTTCTTGAATCCATTTTGTTCTGCTGAAATTGCATCCTTCAATGCTGCGGCTTCATCTATGAAATCGTGAGTGGCTTTAACAATCAGCGGATGATTTGCAACGTCGAACTTTGTATCGAACGGAATTGACTCAACAAGACTTGAAAGTTTTGTCGGTTGCTCGTCGGCAATTTGAAGCAATGGGTTATCCGGGTACAACTTAGGAAGCGGAGTGCTTGGTTGCGGCATCCGTCCTTCCGCTGCGCCAATCGGAATACCCTGCGGGTACTGTTCGGACAAAGGGAGTAGTTGGTCTGGAATGACAGGAAGAGGGCTTCGTTCCATCTTGGCATTGATGCCTTCACGCCATGACTGCGGTATTACCATTGCACCTGGAATAGCAGGAAGCCCGTTGTATGGAATGTCCTTGTTGATTGGAACAATTCTGGGTTGCGGACGAGTAGGAGCAGGCCGAAAATCGCGCGGGATAGCGTTACGTTCTTGGTAGCCTTTGGAAGTTACATACTTCTTCAGAAGAGTGCTTCCGATAAGTCCGACTGATGCACCTACAGCCGCACCTTCTGCTGGCATACCAGACATGAATCCAATAGCCCCTCCAATAGCCGCAGGGATACCAGTACGATAAACGTGTGCTTGAATCGGCAATGCTTTTGCATTGATATTCGCAACGTCAGGGAAGTTGTTTGCTACTTTACCTATATCAGCAAGCGTTCCCGTAATCGCATTGTCTTTTGCTGTTAGTTTTGCAATCTTCTTTGGGTCAAGAAAGAAGGTATCCGCATTAGTAGCATTCTCCACGATATGCGATTTTGCGATGTATTCTCTTGCGGATTTTAGTCTAGCGGCCAGATCGCCGTACCCTTTACCTGGAGATTGCACATCCATTTGCTCAAGCCGTTTCGCAGCAAGGTCTTCAAGTGCCTTAGAAACTGCCATACGAGCATCAGCAAGAGCCTCTGCTCCGACTTCGGGAGCAGGATTCTTGTATGTCGTGTTAGCCTCTTTGCGAAGTTTCCTGGACAGATTTACAATGTCAGTCCCGTTCACCCCTTCTCCGGTTGCTGTTTTCAGTTTATCCAGTAACGGAGATACGTCTTCTGCAATGAAATCAGCTACAGCAGGTGTCATCCCTTCAAGGTTGCTAACCTTGTCAATTGCAGAAATGACCTCATCGCCGCTGGCGATATTCTTGATCTTGTGCATTTCCCTGTATGGGAGTCCTGCATTCTCTCTGCCTGCCTTTAAGTTATCAATAGTCAATGACGGAATGCCGAGTTCTTTTGCTGCTGCTTGCGACCATCCAGTTTTGTTTTTGATGGATAGCGCGGTGTTTACCTCTTGATTCCCGGCCATACCGGACATTAAATTATTCAAGAATGTCGGATTTGACTCTCCTGAGTTAAGTTGAGCGCCAATTCGTTTTGCAGCATTACTGGCTTCGATTCTTCCAGCGTTGATTACGCTATCTTTAGCCAATTCAGCCATCTTTGACGGAGCGTATTCAATAGGGGCATTCGGAGCGCGAATGTTCTGTGCTTCTTGCTTTGCAAAATCAAATGCGGCCTTAGCATTTGGAATCCAGTTAGGCGAAGACTTCAGCGCAGCCCGACCGCCAAGCAATGTCATTGCTCCACCCGCAGCAAGACCACCAGCAAGGTTTCCCTCGTCTTGAAGTCCAAACGGACTGCCAATAAGTTCTCCTGCCCCCTGTCCTAGTTTTGTAGCGTACTCGAATGGAAGTCCGGCAATATGAGATATTGCTTTACCCTCAACCGAACGAGGTTGATAGGTAAATTTCTGCTGAATAGCGTCAAGGTTTTTCTGCGCCGCTTCAAGCGAATTACCGGCAGACTCTCCGCTTAACAGACCGCCAAGGAACGTACCCGCTCCAGCCAGTCCACCTACGGCACTAGCCCCCATCCCTGTAACGATGTTCGCTGCTGCTTCTGGAATGCCAAATGCGCCCATGTGCGGGTCTTTTTTCGAAGCAAGGTATTCATCAGGATTGAATCCTGATTGACCATTACCGGCTAGGTAGGCATCTGGATCGAATGAACCCATTATTGGACTCCTAGTTTCGCCTTTATTTCATCAGCGCGATGATCAGTTGGGTTCTTCATCGCCCATGCCAATGCCTCAGCATCGATATTTGTCAGTTTCGGTTTTGATCCGCTACTTAGGTTTTCCAATTCAGGTTTCAGACCAAACTTCCGAGCAGCCTCCATCGCTTTAGGCCACATCAGACTATCTATCGTGGCATTCGGCCCCATGCCCGCCTTGTACTGACCTTCAAGCGCGGTCATTCCTCCAGCGAGCAAATCCATGCCGTTCTGAAGATAGGCTTTCTGCTGCTCCTTTCCCGCGTTCAGTGGCAATGAATCTTCCCACTTCTGCAATTCTGTTAGCGACCCGCCCCCGACGCCGGCAAATAGTTTCCGCATTTCCGACGACAACGCTTGCGCCGTTTGTCGAAAGTTGTTTTGCGCTGTCTGTCCGCCCAGGCGCTCTCCTGCCAAGTTCGATACAGGATTTACCAACCCCGGAAGAATGTTTGAGTTATCCAAGGCTTCGATGTTGTCTGAAAGCTTCGCGGCATGCACGAGTGACTGGTTCAAGTTCCGTACCTTATCCGCTGTAGGTCCCGCAGCGAACGAGGTAGCCGTTTTGTTCCGTTTGTTGTAGTTGATCGCGTCGAATGATGGATCGTACTGAGAGACTAGTTGTAGCATCTGCTGCCAGTATGGAGACTTCAAGGCAAACCCGCTAGGAAATGCCATACGACCTTCAGCGAGGGCTTTAACTTGATCAGCCATAGCAGGGGGAAGTCCAGACAAAGCATTCGGTCCAGTGGCGTTCTGCTGTGCCATTGTGTTGAATCCGGTCATCTCTCCTTGTTGCTTTCCAATGGCTACTTGACGAGCGTATTCAGCCGCCTTTACTGGGTCAGTCTGCATCTGCGTATGCGCTATATCTGCACGGGCCTTGTCCAGAGCTAAGGCATCCTTCGTGCTTGCGCGTTCAGCAGCAGTGTCTCGACCAAGATCAACAATCTTCCCGAACTGCGGACCGTCCGTAATCATCATCCGAGTCGAATCGCCTTTCAGGTACTGACCAGTTCCGTAAGGCGTTTTCACAGGGTTCTGCGAGTAGTCCAACGGAAGTCCGGACATGCCTTGCGGCTGACTCGGCTGCCCGCCCATATCGGTTGGAGAAAATGTTCGTCCTGTGCTGTTGTTGCGGATCGTGTTCAGCGGAGCCTGCTCGACCATGCCGGCCGGACCATACCCAGGTTGCGGCGGCACATACGGTTCTCCGCGCCCGGTCGTGCCCATCGGATCGTACCCTGCGGTACTAACGGTCGATTGCGATAACAGGGCGTTGATCTCCTCGGGAGACATCCCGGAGTCCAGTAGGTCTCGAAGCGTTCTAGTAGCCATGATTAGTAGTTATCCAGATAGCTGCGTTTTGCATTCTGTTCCGCCGTGAAAGCGTTCCAGTCCACCGGGGTATTTCCACCAATGCCGCCGAGAATAGCTGGCCCGGTCATCCCGCTAGTCGATCGATATACCATCTGAGGCTTGCTCATTTCCCAAGCAAGACTTCCCATCCGATACCTGTTCTGATCGGCGTTTCCTTGTGCGGCATTCCATGCGTTAGCTTGCGCTGCATACCTCTGAGTATTCGCATTCTTGTCGGCCGTGTAGCCGCCTGTGTAGTTGCCGAGCAGGCTCCCAAGTCTGTCGGCCTGCGATGCGTATTCCTGCGACCCCATATCCTGCCCGTACTTGGTTAGTTCCATGAGTCTGTTACCGGAGTTCAAGAGTCCTTTAGCGCCAAGACTGCGCTGTAAGGCTTCCTGTCCCTGGCCGACACGGAACTTGTACGCCGCGGATTGATTGATGGAATCAGGATTATCGAGCAGGGCGCGAAGTCTGGATTCGGCATCGGACAAACCGGACTCGAAGCGGTTCGAGGAATCTATAGTAGGAACATTTCCAAAAGGATTTGCACTGCCCGCTGACGCGCCTCCAAGCAAGTCAGAAAGCAAGCCTTGACTGTTCTCTTGTTGCCATGCTTTGATCGCTTGATTCCGATCATATGAACCGCCTTGCTTTGAATAGATGTATCCCGGTCCATATCCATTGGAAAAGCCGTTATCTGCCATCCATTGCTCGAATGTCTTAGCCATGATTATGCTCCTTCAATCTCAAGCGCCTCAAGGCGCAGATTTGCGTTCTTGACGTGCAACACTTCAAAAGACCTGCGGCGGAACTTCCCTAGCCGGCGAATCTGCGGTTGATCCGAACTCAGATCGACCGGGCGAAACTTTGAGTTCGTGGCGTAATCATCGTCCGAGTCACGGATTAACGCAACAGACGAGATTCTGTCCCCAATTATCGTGACCGAGGATGTCGTCTTGTAGTTCGTTGTCTGTTTGTCCATCTTCGGAGTTCTGATACGTGCGGCAATCGCGCCAATAGCATCCACATAAGCCGACTGACTGAACTCGTATAGCGCCCCGGACGTGGCATGTTGCATGTACTGCTTGCCATTCGCCGCCGTAGAGGAAATGATTGGGAAATACGATTCCGTATGTTTGGTCGCCGTCCCCGAACCACTGAACGCTGTTCCGGTCGCTTGCAACTGAAACGTATCCGTCGTCACATCTGTAGCAACGTGCCAACCGTTAAAAGAGGCGTTTGTAGAGGCGATAAGCACGATGTCGCCGTCCGAGTATCCATGAGCCGCTGAAGTCGCCACACCGGCCGCAGAAACCGCCGTCACGGTCTTGTTGACGCCACTCGAAGTCAGGTAGGTGAAGAATGACCATAGTTGAGTCGTGAAGTCATAGACTAGCGTCACGCCCGTTGTGACTAGGGTCAGCCCGTACAGCAAATGCGATCCGACATTACAAGACCAGGAATAGACCGTCGCCAAGGAATCGGCATTCAATATCTTGTCGATTTGCGGGGTGCTTATCTTCTCCGGGGCTGTCCCATTTAATCGGAAAATTCCGCGCCCGAATCCATCCTTTGACTGGCCCATCCATACCACCGTCCCTGCCATCTCCCGGAATGATCCTTCCGCTGCGCCACCCACCTTGAATGCGGCGTTTTGTACCGGGGCTAAGATTGATCCCGTAGCATTCGCAGCATCGTAGAAAAATTCTGTCGAGAATTTTTTGAATGCCACGATGTAGTTGTTGTACTTGGCAAGGTACACCCCGGCGTCCGGTTCGATCTGCGTACCAATGAACTCCAGCGCCGCCCATGATGAAGCATCCTCCAGAGCAGACTGGTAGATGTCTGCTGATGCTTCATCCATGACGAAGAACCTACCGTCAAGGAACGCACAACCTCTCGCCGTGTTCGCCGGATAATCAGCATCAACGATCTGCGTCACGGTGTATCGATTTGCCGTATTCGTGGCATAGGTCGTGTAACCCGGAGCGGCAGCATTTGTATCCTCAAGTTGCGCCCATGCCGCATAGACTTCATCGCCGTTAGTGGCGATCTTGATGCCACACGTTACGGTTCCGGATGCCAGTAGAGCAGTCGAGTACCGTACCCATGATCCGGTTATCGCTGTTACCACGTAGGTCGTGCCATCGACCGTTAGACTAATGTTCCCGGTGCCAGTCTTGCGCTTCAGGTAGATGCTAAACGTGCGATTTTTCGTTCCGCTTAGGGCAATCGACTGGAGCATGGTTGCGTTCGCTGCATTAGCTGTAAGCGTGAAGGCTTCCGTTCCTGCGTTCGGATCAGTCTGACTCGCGGTCAGCGTGATGTTCGTCTTGGTCCATGCCGCATTGCTGAACAGTTGCGAGTACAGGGCCTGGTTCGCGTTCTGCACCATGTAGTATCCGACTGTCTTAGTCTTCAGTAAAAGTTGGCTCATATTATGCTTTGGGCGAAGTCGTAATAGTCACCGGTTATGGTGGCGAGTGCTGGAATTGTTGCTTCTCCGGCACCAAAAGACACTCGAATGTAATTACTAAGATTTGTCCCAAGCAGGGCTGAATCAGAATCTGACGCTGATAGATGACCCATGTATCCAGGATTTGTTGCAACAGTAACTTCGGTTAGAACTCCGGAAATTGATTTATACACCTCACCTGTTAATTTTGTAGCATACACTGCGCCAGTCTCATCAACACAGAGCCCTCTAAAATCCCCGGAAATCTGTGACCAAACAGTGTAGTCTGAAGATTGCCACAATTCATAGTTGGCCCCATGAACTCCTTGCGCAAAGTATTTGCCTTGTCCATAAACTGCCAACGCAATTTGGAAATCCGACGGTAATCCGGTTGTACTTACCGGTGAAAAAGTTATCAGATCAGTGCTAGTTTTTTCCCAAAATACTGGCCCACTTCCGGGGTCGTACCATCCCATCACGATCCATTGAGTGCCGTCCCACATAACATCACGCCCACCGCTCAAATTAAGCGTAGCGGAATTCCATGAAACTCCGTCATCCGTTGATCTAGCGATTATCGCATTTGACCCTGTCTTCGAATAGCAAACAACGTATGTTCCGGCGTAATACCGTAATCCCATAGGCGATTGAGTTCCACCACCTGGTGTTACATCTGAAAATGACAGGGAGCCACTAATCTCTGATCTCTTAACTGTAGGTGAACCTCCTAATCCAGACCCGTTGGCAGAACCAATAAGAACAGATGTACCGCTAGTGGCAATACTGAACATGTCATTAGCGCCGGTGTATCCTGCGCTATCCAAGGCCATCGAACCTTCGGCGTCCCCCGTGAATACGTAAGCCAGTTCATCATCAAAATCCAGTCCGCCAACTAGCCACCTTCCTGAACTAAGCCAAATGGTCACTTGTACTTCAAGGCCCCCTGTTCCAATAGCGTATGCTGCCGAATCAGACCCAGATGCTATTTCAGTGTTCAATCCCAACGTCGCCCCATACACGCTAACCAATTCCCCGTTGAATGACACAATTCCATTGCCGATCCCGCTCGCTTGGGCATCAAGAACTAGACCAGGACGAATCACGGCTTTGTCGCCCGTTTTCTTGGATTCTTTCAGCATGTTAGTCAGTCGAGCATTCTTGTTGCTCGTCCCGTCCTTCGTGCTGACATTTGGAACGACAGA